ATGATTGATAAGACTGTCATCGAGGAGGCTCAATCAGGGGGTTCGTCCAATTCTTCTTTTCAGCGAGAATACTGTGCGCAGTTTACAGACGGCAGTGATAGTTATTTTAGCGCAAAGAAAATGCATGAGTGCACTGTCCCTGACGGAGAAGCTCCTCATACTTTAATTACGGGAAATCCAGAAAAAGAGTATATACTTGGGATAGACCCCAGCTTTAGTAACAGCCCTAGCTCTGATTATTTCGCGATGTCGCTTTTAGAGTTAGACGAAGGGTCTTATACTTTAGTTCATTCTTATGCAGTAGCTGGTGGAGATTTAAAAGACCATATCAAGTATTTATTTTATTTATATAAAAACTTTAACATTAAGCTGATAATTATAGATAATGCTGGGTATCAATTTATTGATAGCGCAAATGAGTCAGAGGTTTTTAGGGAGTCTAACCTTCAAATTAAGTTTTTCGATTTCAATACAGAGAAACAGGGCATAGAATATGACAAAGAACTAAAAAGGGTCAAAAGGACTTACAGCTCCAAAGATCATGTAGTTTGTTTTAAGCAGGTTTTTAGCTCTGATTTTTTGAGAAACGCTAATGAATATTTACAATCTTGCATAGATCACAAAAGAATATTTTTTGCTTCTAGAACCGCAGCTTCAGGCAGCTTCTTCTCTAAAGTATCTTCAACCAAGATACCCCTTAAGCTAACTCACTTTAACGATATAGGAGAAATGATTGAGACTCAGGATGACTTAATATATCAAACAAAGAAACAATGCGCCCTTGTGGAGGTTAAAACTACAGCCAAAGGTACGCAAAGTTTTGATCTTCCTCAACATCTCCGCAGAAGCACTTCTGCCAACAGGGCCAGAAAAGATAATTATACAACATTAATGTTAGGTAATTGGGCGGTAAAAGCATATAATGATATGAAGAACGTAAAAGTTGAAGAAGTTAATACGACTTTTGTTCCAAGGATGATTGATTAAGTGTAATTTAAAGTTAAAATGGCCGCTAAAAGAAAAGCTAACAACGAAAACTCTCTTAATGAGCCGCTAATGGCGGGAGGGGAAGTTATGGAGACAGTTGCGTCTACCAGATCTCGGCGTAATAAAGCTGGCTCTATCGAGCGGACAGATCGCTATAGGAATATAGACGATGGCATAATTCCGTTTCGATATTCCCAAGGCGTTACTAACAACTCAAGCCTAGATATTAGAGACACAATAGTCCTATGTCAGAAAGCCTACTACAATTTTTCAGTTTTTAGAAATACTATCGACCTCATGACAGAGTTCTCTATGAGCGAGATTTATCTTACTGGAGGGAGCAAAAAGGCCAGAGACTTTTTCGATGCTCTGTGCAAGAAAATAAATATGAATAGTCTCCAAAGTAGATTCTTTAGAGAGTATTATAGATCTGGAAATGTCTTTATCCATAGGTTTGACGCTAACGTTTCTAAAGCTGACGTTACTAAAATGACGCAAACTTTCGGATTAAATTCCAACGCATCTTTCAAATTACCAGCAAGATATATCATACTCAATCCTGCGGACATACAAATTTCAGGAAATATTACTTTTGCAACTGGAGAGTTTAGAAAAGTATTAACTGACTATGAACTAGAAAGATTAAGAAGCCCCAGAACCGAAGAAGATAGGCAAGTTCTAGAAAGTTTTGATCCGGAGACTATTAAAAAAATTAAAGGCGAAGGAAATAAAAAGCCGGGATATAACGCAGTCACTATTCCTCTTCCATTAGATAAGATAACCGCAGTCTTTTACAAGAAGCAGGACTACGAACCATTTTCAGTTCCAATGGGGTATCCAGTATTAGAAGATATTAACTGGAAGCAAGAGATGAAAAAGATGGACATGGCTTTGACCCGCACGACTAACCAGTCTATTTTATTAGTCACTATGGGCGCAGAGCCGGAAAAGGGCGGAGTCAACCAAAAGAACTTGTTGGCTATGCAGAAACTTTTTGAGAATGAATCTGTTGGCAGAGTTCTAATATCAGATTATACAACTCAAGCTAAGTTCGTAATTCCTGATATCGCAGGAATACTAGACCCAAAGAAATATGAAGTTGTAAATCATGATATTCAAATGGGTCTGAATAATATTTTATTAAGCGATGAGAAGTTCGCTAATTCAAGTATTAAGGTTCAAGTATTTATGGAGAGGTTGAATGAAGGTAGGAAAGTATTTATTAATGATTTCTTAATGCCGGAAATTAAAAGACTCTCGAAAGAGATGGGTTTTAAAAACTATCCAACACCTCATTTTGAAGATTTAGATCTAAGAGATAATTCTGTATACGCTAGAGTCTATAGCAGATTGATAGAACTCGGAGTGCTAACTCCAGAAGAAGGTATTCAAGCTATTGAGTCCGGTCGCATGCCAACTTTCGAAGAATCTGTCGAATCTCAAGAGAAATTTAAAGTATATAAAGATAGTGGATTGTATGAGCCAGTTTTAGGTAATAAACCTCCGAAGGAAATTCCTACCCAAAAAGCTAAACCAGTACCACAGCAAAAGGGCAGGCCGGAAGGCACGGGTAGACCCAAAGAGACTGATACTAAAAACCCTATCGGACTAAAAGCTGAAAAACAAACAAGATTTAGTTTGTCTAAAATTCAAGACAATTTAAATCTTGCTGATAAGCTTAACCTTGAAGTCGAAGCTGCGTTGAGACAACTTCATAGTCGTAAACGCTTGAACAAAACTCAAAAAGAAGTAGCGCAGCAAATATCGAATATAGTTATACATAATGAGGAGCCTGAAAATTGGCTAGCTAAAGCTGGGAGATACGCTGCCGAACCTGTTGACAGGAATGATGACAGGGTCAAAGAAATACAATCCATAGCCTACGAGCATCAAGTGGATGATTTTCTAGCTGGTATACTTTACTGCAGTAAGTATGATGGAGAATAATGTCAAGAGTTCTATACAATGTAGAGGGACTTTTCGTAGGGCCATCCGGACATAACTTTTTAAGTTATTTCGGAGGAGCTCCTCATGACGATTATTCTAATCCATTAATCACCCATAATCTTATTAAGCAGATAGACAGAGTTCAATCTTTGTCTTACGATATTAGCATACCTCATACTCAGATTAATCAGTTAAATACTAGATCTGTATTGGGGCGGCCGATCATAAATCCTCCAGAGGTTAACTTTTCATTTAGGTATTTAGTGTCTGATTTGTCTAACGAATCGAAGCTAGGTCTTTATGTAAACTATCCGCAATTTGAAGAACCGTTTGATGGCTCTCCATTCTTTGCAAATAATACTGGGCACACTCTGCTCTCTGGCTTTGTTGACGAAGAAGAGCATCAAGACTTTTATTATCAAGAAGGAACTTATGACCCGTTTTTCCCAGCTAGAACTTACAGAGATAAAAAGAATTTTTATTTAGCTGTAAGGGGAGACTTTGGAGATATTTTTACCGGAGAGAGATTAGAGAATTTAACAAGTAGAGACCCACAAGAAGTTACAGATCCAAATGCAACTGGATATAACGTTATTTCTTTCGGGCGTTGCTACATGACCTCTTATTCTACCGAAGCTGCGGTTGGAACCTTCCCCACGGTTGATGTAACTTATGTCGGGGAAAATGTTATGTTCGAGACTAGTGGAAGCGGATTCATGTCTCCCACTATAGAGCCTAAAAACGGTAATCAATTCTCGGATATGCATTGCGTAATACCCAAAAGGATAGAAAGAAATCCTATATCAGTAGTGCGGCCGGGAGATATAAATTTTACAGTAGACTCTTTCTCCGGGATGGGAATAGATTTTGATAACCTTCATTTAGAATCTTATGTAATCTCATTTGACGTACCTAGAGATACAGAAAAAAGTTTAGGATATAAATTTCCTATTAGTAGGAAAGTAAATTTTACAGCGCCGGTTACTATAGACATAAATGGAATAGTTGAAAAAATGAGCTCTGGGTCTTTGATAGATTTGGTAAACGTAAATCAAGACTATAATTTTACAATAACCTTGGACATGCCCGGAATTTGCAGAGAGGCAAATACGGCAGAGCCAGTCCATCCCGGATCGGTTCCGCTAGAAACAAGGACGGATGAACTAATTAGATATTCTTTCAATGGGGCAAAGCTGGATAAATTTTCATATGATACTAGCATAGGTGAAAATAAAGTATTTTCTGCGAGTTTTAGTACGGAAATAGATCCTGACGATTTATCAAAAGGTTTATTTATGAGCGGGTTTTTGTCAGATAGAAAGCTGGAAGAATATCATTTATTAGAAACTGATAGCCCACTTGATGGTTCAACTGGAGATTTTGATGGATTTAGACTTGAGTTAGAAGAAACAAGCGGACTACTAGTGGAGAACTACATACCGCTGTATTAAAAAGTGTATAATATAGAAGGAATAAGGCATGGCCAATAAAAAGATATCACAACTTTCTGCTATTTCTCCGGTGCCGACTGGGGCACTGATGGTATTAGCGAACTCGGGAGTTAGCAGAAGCGCTACTGTTAGAGATATCGCAGAAGCTATTGAGGCAGACGCTTCCACTACTTTCGTTGCTCTTACGGACACTCCCGGGTCCATAACTGCCAATTCCTTTGTCGTTGGTAATGCAGCAGGAAATGCTTTAGAATTTTCAGATGATCTTCATTTAGGCACAGGACACTTTTTAGATAAAAGAGTTGGGGGAATTATAAGCGGCGATGTTACGATCGGAGATGGAGAAAATCTTTACTTTAATGAAAATGCTAGCTTCGCTAACTTTATAGCCGCAGCGGGTACAGGAGTGCTAGCGATAGGAGCTGGCAAGTATATCAGACTAGTATCAGAAAGCGGAGTCGTAATTTACGGAGATGGAGCTCATGATACAGCTTTAACTTTCGCAGACGGGATAACTGATTCGGCTATAAACCAAGGTCATAGGATATCTCTTAAGGGTTCTAAACTGTTAATTTCAGGAGCTAACAACACTGTTATACAAAGCTCTGAAGATCATACAAAAGGTTTAGATGTAAGTGGAAGATATTATCAAAGTGGAGTTGAGATAAACTTCAGCAATTTCGTAACAGACACAGGTGGATTAGTTGACATTAATATGACCGGTGGGCTTGTTGACACGAACATGACCGGAGGCTTTATCGACACAAACATGACAGGAGTTTTTGTTGATACAAACATGACTGGCAATTTTGTCGATACAAATCAATCTGGCATACATTTTGTTTCTACATCCACACCTATTACTACTGGAGTCGGAGCCGAAGGTCACTATGCTAAATGGCACGTCACTAATGGATTAACTTCTGGCTTGATGGTGGATGACGGAACTCATCTTTATCCGGTTTCTGGAGGAGGCAGCTTGGGAGAGGAGAATAATAGATGGAGCGGTATAAATGCAAAAACTATAAACCTTGTACAGACGGCTCCTTATAATGCTCGTATAGATTCAAAGATAAACTGGACTGGGGACGCTTATGCTGATATTTTATTAAGATCTTCTCAAAATGATAATTTTCTGAGGCTTGGAGTTTCTTCTACAGGAAGCTCAACTCGTAACGTAGGCTCCGGTCATTATTTTCTTTATGGATCAGAATCAGGAAAAGTACTTAGGGTAGGGAGTAAAAGTAAAATCGAATTCTACGCTAACATGAATAGCGGAATTACTCATTCGCAATCCACACCTTCTATAGAACTTTCCAACGTACATCCCTTAACGATAGACCTAAATAAACCTGTAAGATTTAGTAAGGCTTTTACATTTCCTACGACAGATGGATCAGAAGGGAATGTTCTAAGTACTGATGGCGCAGGAAATGTTTCTTGGACTACGACAGGAAATATCGTTACTACTCAAGCCACAGGAGGATTTATGGATCTAAATGATTCAGGAAATCTTACTTTTGAAGGGCTAAAGGATACTCCTGCTGGGTATGGTTCTCCTCTTCACTCTGTAGTTGTAAATGCTGCTGGAAATGGGTTAATTTTCTCTGGTGTTACTGGAGGCGGAGGTGGAGGCGGAGGTTCTAGTACTTTCATAGGTTTATCTGACACACCTTCTTCGATGGGGGCCGGTAATGCTAATAAGTTAGTAGCGGTAAATAATGCTGGCTCAGCTCTTGCATTTATTGACACAGGCGACCTTGTTGGTGCTGGCGAAACTGGAGGATTTATTGACACAAATATGACCGGCGGATTCGTTGGCAAAAATGAATCAGGTATTTTCTTGACTCAATATATTCTTTCTCAAGAATTCACAGGCGGCAATGCTAATCTCGCTTATACTGGATTCTTGATGGATAAACATGATTCCGGAGCTTTTGTAACTCAAGCGAAATTAGACGATCCAACTAATAAAGCGTATACCGGAAACTTGATGGATAAACATGACTCTGGAGTTCTAGTACCTAAATCAGAGACGGGCGATTTTATATTAGCGGGAGCAGTCCACACGGGTATATATTCAGATTTTTGCGCAGAGTATAACATAAATATTTTCTCCGCTGGCATAACTGTAAGAGAAGTTAATCCACTAGGCACATCCACTCCTTCTAGTGGAGACGTTGGGCCGGAGAGAGATCAACCAGATTTATTCTTGCAGAAAGGATGCACTTATAAATTTAATATAACAGGAACAAGTCCAGCTGGCGGTCATTTTGGAATTTCAACAGGGTTATTAGGAACGCACAACGTTGCTCCATTTGCAATGGATGAGTTCTTGTATGCTTCTGGCCAATTTGCAGGAGATAATTTCACAGCTACAAGAGCGGCCGCTGTTGGACAAAGTTTATATTTCAGAGTTCCTCAAACTGTTCCTAACACTTTATATTATAATGCTTTTTCTACCTCTAACCCCGGAGTCACTGATGTTTTAAATGGATACGGAGGTACAATTAGATTTTACGATGATACTAGAGTCGGGCACGACGAAACAGGTAATTTGATAAGCAATATAATGACCGGTGGATTCATTGATACAAATATGACCGGCGGATTTGTTGATGTTAATATGACGGGAGGTTATGTTGACATTAATATGACTGGAGGCTTTTTGGATTTAAATGATTCTGGTCATTTTTACAGTAGATACGGTGGCCCAATAACTGGAGATGTTACTATCTTAGGAAGCGCTAATAATGCTTTCAAAGTTAAGAATACTAATAACAGTCATGAGCTGGACGCAGTAGTCATAAATGATTCAGGAATTTTTCTTTCGGGCGCTATGGAGATTCGGGACGGGGCATCTCACCATAAACCTGTCAGCGGTGCCGGAAGCACGATTAATTGGAGTCAAGGTAATATACAATTTAAAGATATTGCGGCTAACACAGACTTCTCTTTCACAAATGTTATAGATGGCCAGACTTTAACAATGTATGTTAAGAACACTTCTACTAATTTAGTGAATTGTAATTTTGCATCTGGCGTCGGCGCCGCGAACAGAGTCAAAATGCCCATGGACGCGAATGGATCTACTACCGCTCCGCAGATAAGAGAAAAAAGAGCTAACGTTTATACATTCGTAAGAATCAACACGGGTATCTTTACAAGCTATGTAACTGGATATGATTATCAAGACTAATGCAGCCATTTCCCACAGCTTTTTGGAAGAAAGACAATGCAGTTAATCTAGAAGATTCTTGTATTCAGTTTGAAAATACTGAGGATGATTTAGCGGCTGGAACATCGGAGCAAATTCTCGCGCATGCTCTTCCCTCTACTCCTGCTAAATCAGAAACTGAAGAAGGTGCTATAGGCCTTTATAGGGATACATTTCAGATTAAAAGCAATTACGCTCTTACTTTTAGATTCTCTAACATAGATCATCCTATTTTTGGCTATCATTCTGCCGGAGGAACAGAGGCTGCTTTTTACAAATGGAGTTCGGCTAATGTTGGAGGTGATTTCCGCCAATCTGATTTTCATATGCCATACGCTAGAACAAAAAAGCATGAGAATGATCAGGGGGAAAAGTTTCTTTCGACAAGTGATTACGTTATTGGCGACTTAGACAATGGATATGATTTCGGAGAATCAAACGTCTTTGATAGCAATGATGGCTATGCTAATGTAATGTCGAAGCATTGGTTGGATGTATGGATGGGGTCAGCCAATGGAACCCACAAAACTAATCCGATTACAATGTTCTCGGATTGTGAAGATAATAAAGCTACTATAAAATGTTACTTTGAAAAAGATGCAGCTCAACGCTTCTCGGAGATGCTCGATAATAATTTAACTGACGATGATTTTCCTGACTCTGGCGGACACCAATCAGATATTTTAAGAGCAGTTAGAAAAAGAGGATTCAACGGACATTACAGTGGTATAAATGTTGACCCACATTTTTTTTACAGGCAGAGGGGGAAGGTGAGAGCTAAGTTCTCCCTAGGTTCTGAAAAGACTGTTAGAATAAAAATAAAAGGGTTGGGAATGGATGATAATTTAGGATTTAATTTATCAGTAAATCCATTGTCTCAAGCTTTGAGAAATCCTAGTAACGACAATATTACAGATACTGGAGAGCTTGATGGCGAGTTAGTGTTTCTTGAGCCTGCGGTCCATTCATTTAGTGGAGGAAGCGGAGGGTGCGACTTACAAACCTGTAAAATATTCATAGATGGCGAAGAAAAAATAAAATGCACTGCTCCTCAAATAGGATATTATAATTATACCGAACTTAGTAGTGATTTAAATTACTACAAAGCTCCTGTTAGAATTTTTGAGCTTATAAGCGAGACTACTAATTCAGAAAATGAAGCTGTTCTTAATTATGGGAGAACGGGACTTAGCGGGACAAGGGGCGTGAACTATCATCAAATCGCAGGGTTAGAATATATACCTGTAGGTAAATTTTCTGGAGGAAAGTTTGTAGCTACAGAAGATGATGACGAACCTGTAAATCCTTACGGTACCGATTGGACTTCGAACCAATCATATTTTTACGATGCTTCCTCTGACATGGTCGACCCTGATTATTCTAGCCCTTATGAATTTTCCAAAGACTATACCCTTTCGGCCGGAGAGCATAAAATAGATATGCTTTTTGATACCGTCGCTAATTATTTCAACGGCGGCGCTTACTATGAAATAAATATAGAAATAATAGATAGTTAATATGTCATATACAAGATACGCAGGCGATAGATTTGCTGGGCCTACTGGATTACCTAGTAGCTTCCCAACTGATGTTGCTGATGGCGCAATACTTGTAACATCCGGAAGCAATTCTGCGGATCAAGCTTTATATATAAAAGTTGACGGATCTTGGGAGCAAGTCGTTCAGACTGGCGTTGTATTACAAAACATGACTGGTCACTTTTTAGACCAGTACAGCCCGCAGGATATATATGCAGAAAAAACTTTTCATGAGTTAGTTACTATAAACAACTTAACAGTAACGGGAACTCAAACAATCCTTAATACTGTCGACTCTTCAATTAAGGATAATTTAATAATACTTAATAGTGGTGAATCTGGAGCAGGCATAACTCTACAGTCGGGAGGTATTCAAATAGATCGTGGGTCAGCGGCCGATGCAAATATTCTCTTTGATGAAACTATAACAGGCAGAGATAGCCATGGCACTTTATATAACGAAGGCTTTAATTTTAATTTTGAAGTCCATGTAACCGGCGATAGACTACTTAAATCAAGCGAAACCGGAATTTTCCAAACGATGGTTAATTCGGTTCATGAGACCGGAATTACTTCAAACGCTTCTACCTCTAGTTTCCTTCTAACGGGGGTAGACACTATTTATGATATAGATGGGGTAGTGGTGGGGGAGGCCGCTCATATTCATCAACAACAAGTTCAATGTTACGTTGGAGGGGTTTTGCAAATGCCCCTTCAGTATACCTTGGCTAATGCTTTAGGCGGGACGGGACAACCTACCCTTACTTTTTCAGAAAATTTATTCTCCGGAGTTAAAGTAGATTTTGTATATTCAGCTTCAGTTCGGACGACATAAGTGAAAATTTTTGTGTAATAGATTTTACCATGAAAGCACTTTCAGGCAAGAAAACTTACTTTACCGCTGGTGCAGCGGTTTTAACGGCTCTCGGCGCATATTTCGCTGGAGAGGTAGATATGCAGACGACTATCTCTGCTGTATTCGCATCGTTAATGGCTATTTTCCTTAGAAAAGGAATTACTTCCGAGGCTAAAAAGGCCGCGGCCCCAGCAGAAGAAAAGCCAGCAGAGTAATGTCTTGGCTCAAATCTATCTTAGCTATACTTGGCTCTTTGTTCAAAGTAATAGATAAAAAAACTTTGTCATATGAGGAAAAAGTAGATAAGATAAATAGAGACAAGAAGGAACAAATAAAAGATGATTGGAAAGATACTCAAAACGAAATTGATCGTGCCTTTCGCGCTGCTAAGTCTCGCAACAGGATGCAAGACAGCAAAAGCGAATAGTAATATTTCCATTCCTCAAGTTCCTCAAGATATCGTACAGAGGTTGATGACTCATCCTCAAATTGATAAAGCTTGGGAACATGTTCCAGAATTTACTCGTGATGTATTAAAAACAATTTCAGATCAATCCGCAGAGATTGAACTTCTGAAAACTAAATAAATTATGAAAAAACTATTAGTATTCATGATCGCGTTGGTAGCTTTTTCCGCTCCGTTAAAAGCTAAAGAGAAGAAGGAGAAATGGTTTGATGCTGGCGTTAAGCCAGATCCAACTCTTACAATTCCATTTATTGGAGTGAAGGCCCCTATCCCTACCGCTTGTATCGGCAAGGATGTATCAGCCTCCTTCGACTTCAAATGCGATAAGAAAGGTATCTCTTTTAAATTACCATACTTTAAGTTTGATTGGGATTTTCCCGGTGTTTCTTTAGGTCGTGGCGATAAAAAGCTTACCATTGGTAATAAATAACTTCCTTTGGCTACAAGGTAGGTGAGAGGCCCTAACCTTAGAAGGAAGAAGCGACAAGCCTCAACAGCCCGCTCTTTATGAGCGGGTTTTTTTCTAAAAACTCATAATTACGTGTATAATTATACTAAGTGGCAGATAATAAACATATTATTTTAGAGATAACTTCTACAGAGAAGGAGGTCGCTCAAGACCCTTTTGTGGATTATTCATTAAAAGTAAAAAAATATCTAGAAACAAAAGCCACAGAAGTTAAAGGCGTAGGTATAGAAACTTTGATAAAAGTATTTAAATCGGCCGCCAGAGACTGCAATAATATAACTTATTGCGCCGCCAGAATAAATAACTTTTTAGATGTATTCTCTGATTACAAAAATTTTAAAACTGCTGTCGCAAACAACTTTGAACCAAGCGAAGAATGTTTGGCGGTCGCTATAATAGAATGCAAGGAACACGGTATAGATAAAATTGAATTTGAAGACGTAGATCAGTTTTATCTAGAAACAAAAGACGAATTTAAAAACTCAATAGATATAGAAATATGATTGTTGATTTTACAGACCAAATATTAGAGGCTAAAGAAAAGAAGACTTTGAATAAACCTTTCCGTACGCCGGGCGGACCTAAGAAGTTTTCTGTCTATGTCAAAAATGAAAAAGGCAACGTAGTTAAAGTTAACTTCGGCGATCCTAATATGGAAATTAAACGCGACGACCCTGCTAGGCGTAAAAGCTTTCGTGCTCGTCATAACTGCGATAACCCCGGCCCGAAAACTAAAGCTCGTTATTGGTCTTGCCAGCAGTGGCGTGCCGGTAAAAGAGTTCAGGGGTCGGAAGTAGACTATGAGTGGGACGGTCAAACTTTTTTCGATCACGACGAGTTATTAACAATTAACCCTGCTCTAGCTTTTATAGAGGAGGAAGTTAATGACGACGGCGATTGCGGATGTGGTAATTGTGACTGCGATGAGATTGAGGCTAAGCATGATATGAAAAAGTATAGCTTTAATAATCCCGGCCAAGCTATGCAGATGGCTAGAAAAATGGGATTTGATAAAGTACATACTCATGGCGAAGGAGACGATACAGTATTCATGCCCGGCCCAAGCCACGAGGCTTTGATGAAAAAGCTCGGAGAGTCTAAAGCTGAAGAAGAATACGCTAGTCTCTGGGAAAACATCAAAAAGAAGCGTGATAGAATTAAATCTGGATCTGGAGAAAAGATGAGGAAGAAAGGCGAAAAGGGCGCGCCTACTCCAGAGCAGATGAAAAAAGCCAAGGATAAATCCAAGAAAAAGAAAATGAGCAGTGGTTATGCTTATGAAATGACTTTGGAGGAATTTGAAGAAGTCATGGACTTGGAAGAGATTCAATTTTGGAAAGAAGAATCTGACGCAGCTAAACGGCCCGGCAGAAAATCTGGCGCCCAAACCCCTGCGAAACCAAGCGAAAGAAAAAAAGGTTCTTCTAAGAATAAACCGGGCAGTGCAGGTAAAGGCGGGCCTTCTATCACTTTTTCGGAAAAAGTAACTAAATCTTTAAAAGAAAAAGTTAAAAACCATAATGCAAAAAGCAAAAAGAAAGTTACTCTTTCTCAGCTTAAAAAAGTCTATAGAAGAGGCGCCGGTGCATTCTCTTCTTCACATCGTCCCGGTATGAGCCGTGGTGGTTGGGCGATGGCTCGCGTTAATATGTTCTTGAAAATGAAGCGCGGAGGTAAAGTAAAAGATTCTTATAGAAAAGCCGACGGAGATATTTAAAAATGAAAACTAAGTATACGACTATTTTTAGTTCCCATATTAGGCCGCTAGTGTCTGAAGAAAAAGACCAGCATCTAGCGTTAGCCTCTATGGTTGATTTAGAAAAGTTCGTCCCAGAAGTAGACACAGACGCCAACTATGATTTGTTACCTGTAGCGTTTAACGCTTTCGTTGCAAACAGAGTTAATAAAAATGGTGACGTAGTAGACACTGAGACAGCTATAGCAATGCACAAGAACTTTGTTAACAAGCCTGTTAATATTGAGCATAATCGTAAATCTGTAATTGGCACCATCCTTACGGCAGGTTTTTCTTCTTTTGGAGATGATAAGCCTTTAACCGAAGAAGAGGTCAAGGACATGAAAGGCCCTTTCAATGTAACTCTTGGCGGAGTTATCTGGAAGATTACGGATAAAGAGCTTGCGGATAAAATAGAAAATTCCAGCGACCCTACTAGTGACGATTACATGAATATTAGCGCTAGCTGGGAGCTTGGATTCAACGAATATAATATTGTTGTTCTTGAAGCTGAAGAAAAAAATATTGAAAATGCTAGAATTATTTCCGATCCACAAGAAGTAGAAGCTCATGAGGGCAAACTAAGAGGCTTCGGTGGCGAGGGTAAGTTGGATGATGGTTCGTTTATTTACAGAAAAGTAGTAAATAAAGTAGTTCCGCTAGGAATTGGTCTTACTGAAAATCCAGCGGCCGATGTAAAAGGCGTTCTCGTAGCTTCGGAAGATACACAAATTGAAGCCGAAGTTGCCGAAGAAAATGAAGAAAATATTTCCCAAAATACTAAAACAAATGTAAGTATTCAAAAGGTGGAAGCTATGAAAA